TATCAATAGACATAGATTGGGTTGGTCCTCCAAGAGACGCCAAAGAATTGTTAGAGGTTTTAGTTCCTATCTTTAAAAAAAATAAATTTAAAAAAATAGTTTTAGCGCAGTCACATAGAGAAATAAATAAGATTGTAGATACTTTAGCTGAACCTGTATATTGTGTAAACGTAGACCACCATCATGACATACAATACCTACAATCTGAACCTTTAGAAGCGGGGTTCTTATCGGGTAATTGGTTAGGTCATTATATGAAAAGCGGTAGAATTACAGGGTGCACTTGGATAGCTAACTATAATTCTTCTTTTAATAGATACCAAGACTGGAGAAAAGATTTTGTCCTATTGAACAACGACGTAATAGATACTAAATTAGATATAAAAGAAATAGCAAAGTTTGATTATGATTATTTTTTTATGTGTAGATCTTTTCATAATCATGAAGAACGTAATTGGACAGCACTGCAAGCGTTTGATGCAATAGAAGTAATATTAAAGAATTTACAAAATGATAAAAATAAAAAATAACTTTTTGAATCAAAAAGATTTTAATCATATTAGAGACGCAATGTTAGGTCCTAATTTTCCTTGGTACTATAACAAAACTAAAGTTGATAAAGAGGGCGACGATAATGATCTTAATAACTATCAATTAACGCATACTGTTTTTGCAGATGGTCTTGTTAATTCTAGTGCTTACAATTTAATAGAACCTGTCCTGCAGAAATTAAAAGTAAAAGAAGTTATTAGAATAAAAGCTAATTTAGTACCAAGAACATCTAGAATCCACAAGTTTGAAAAGCACACTGATCAAGACTACAATTGTAAAGGTGCTATATTATATATTAATAGTAACAATGGTCACACTATTTTTAAAGATAATAAAGTAGCTTCTAAAAAAAATACAATAGTATTGTTTAATGCAAATCAAGAACATCAAGGAACGACTTGCACAAATGAAAAAATTAGAGTATTAATAAATTTTAACTATCGATAAAGAATGAATTGGAAAAAAGATAACTATACAATAATTAAAAAAGCCATAACTCCAGAGATGGCGGAGTTTTTAAAAATATATCTTTTAATGAAAAGAAGAGTCTTACAAACATTTACAACTATGAGATATTTATCTGAGTTTAATTCTGATTGGGGTACATGGGGTGATCCACAAGTTCCGGGTACGTATTCGCATTATGGAGACATTGCTATGGAGACTTTGTTAACAAAATTAAAGCCTAAAATGGAAAAAATTACTGGCACTAAGCTGTATGAAAACTATTCATATGCTAGAATTTATAAAGTAAAAGATATATTAAGAAAACATAAAGACAGGTTTAGTTGTGAAATATCTACGACACTTCATTTAGGTGGTGATATTAACTGGCCTATTTATTTAAATCCAAATCCAGAAGAAGGTGGCAACAACCCAACGACTGGCCAATATATGCCTTCTAAATCTAAAGGTGTTAAAGTTAATTTAAAACCAGGAGATATGTTGGTTTATCGTGGGCAATTGTTAGAACACTGGAGAGAACCATACACTGGTAATTATTCTGCACAAGTCTTTCTACATTATAATGATGTAAAAACACCAGGGTCCGAGGAAAATGCTTTGGATAGAAGACCCCATTTAGGACTACCTTCAAAATTTAAAAGAGTGGAAAAAAAGATTCCTAGATAATGAAAGATTTCCCAATTATACGAATTGAGGATTTTTATTCTTTTAAAGAAAAAGAACAGGAAAGTATACGCAGGAAAGTTATTAATCAGATAAAAAGAGCTGATTGGGATAATAACTATGTTCTTAAAGAAGACGCATTTACTAAAAACTTATATAATCAATTTGTTAAAACTGCTCAAAAACACTTAGTAAAATTTAATTTAAACCCGAAATTAAATAAACCATTTTGCTTTGCTGTAGCTTCTAACCAAGATTTTATTCCTTCTGTTAACTGGCATAATCATCTAATGACTTCTACAATTAATTCAGTTTATTATCTACACATACCTAAAAAAATGAAGGGTGGTGAAATAGAATTTAAAAGTAGAAGAGGGGATATATTAAAGATAACACCCAGAACAAATGAGTTATATATCTTTCCAGCGTGGTTGTGGCATAACCCTATAAATGTAGAATCTAAGGAGCTAAGACTATCTATCAATATGGAGATCATATGTGATAAGACTATGAAAGAAATCTTCAATGAATCTAAATAATTATAAAATAGAGAACTGGTTTCCAGTTCCAATACTATCTCACTCTGCTCCCGAGTGGTCAAAAAAATTATTAAAACCATCCCTTAAATATTTAGACGATGAAAAGATTAATAGAGAAAGATTCTATAAAGGAAGAACTACTTATGGTACAAAGTATAACTTAGCCACTCAACCTGAATATAAAGGCTTTGTAACTTACTTAAAACAGGTGGCTAAAACATACCTAACTGATTTGGGTTTTGACTATAGTCAAATATCTAAAAAATTTGATCCTTACTTTTTTACTACAGAATTAAATAAAGGATCTTATCAAGAAAGACATATACATAAATATCAATTATCGGGAATTCTATATTTAAAAGTACCAGAGGGTTCTGCTCAAATAAATTTTTGTGATCCAATCCACGTTAGAGAGTATGCAAGTTGGCCAGTTTTAGACCCTAAAAATTCAAATACTTTTGGTAACGTTTCATATAAACCTGTAGTAGGAAGTCTTTTATTGTGGCCATCTTGGCTATATCACGAAGTCCCTACACATAAGATAAATGACAATAGAATTGGCTTAGTCCTGAATCTATAAAGCTGTTGAAATAGCCCACAATCTGTTATATTACCTGATAAACAGGTTTTTATATGCTACAAAAATTAGGGTTTTTACCAGGATTCAATAAACAAGTCACTGAAACCGGAGCCGAAGGGCAATGGTTTGATGGGGATTATGTAAGATTTAGGTATGGTACTCCCGAAAAAATAGGTGGTTGGCAGCAACTTGGTAATAATAAATTAACAGGAGCTGGACGTGCACTACATCATTGGGACAATAACGCAGGTATTAAATATGCTGCAATAGGCACCAATAGAATTTTATATGTCTATTCAGGGGGAGTATATTATGACATTCACCCCATTAGAACAACTTTAACAGGCGCTAAGTTTTCAAGTACTTCTTCACAGACAGCAGTCACGGTAACATGTACTACAACCCATAATTTGGTAGAAGATGATATTGTAATGTTTGATGCTGTCAGTGGAGTCACTGCTGTAGGATCAACTTATACCGATGCTACTTTTGAAGATGAGAAGTTTATGGTAACTTCTGTTCCTTCGACAACTACATTTACAATTACGATGGCGACTCAGGAATCGGGAACACCTTTATCGTTAAGTGGAGATGCTTCTGTGTTATGTTATTATACTGTAGGACCTTCTCAACAATTAGGTGGTTATGGTTTTGGTACAGCATTGTGGGGTGGTACAGCTTTAGGACCAGCAACTACAACACTAGCTTCTACTATTAATGATACTGTAACCGACATTCCTTTAACTAGTTCAGCTGCTTTTCCTTCGTCAGGGGAAATAAGAATTGGATCAGAAGATATAAGTTTTACAGCTAATAATACGACAACTAATATTTTAAGTGGGGGTGCTAGAGAAGTTAATGGTACAACTAAAGCAGGTCATACCGGTGGAGTAACTGTAACCAATATCTCTGATTATGTTGCCTGGGGCGAAGCATCTTCTGCTGACTTTACAATTGACCCAGGACTATGGGTATTAGATAACTACGGAACAAAATTAATTGCACTTATTTATAATGGTAAATGTTTTGAATGGGATGCGGCTCCTTCAAATGCAACAAGTATCAGGGCAACTTTGTTGGCAAATGCACCTACTGCATCACGTCATGTATTAGTTTCTACTCCCGATAGACACTTAGTATTTTTTGGAACAGAAACAACTATTGGAGATACATCTACACAAGATGACATGTATATTAGATTCTCTGACCAAGAAAATATTGATGGAACAAACGCTTACACTGTAAGAGCAAACAACACCGCAGGTACTCA